TGTCAAATATGGTAAATTACTTCTATCAAGTTTGCCTTTAGTAATTAAAACTCCTCCATCTTCCTTAAAAAGAATCCCATTCTCTAATGAATTTAATGCTTGTGCATTAGGAAGAAAAGCATTTGGAGTTTGTAATATATATGTAGCATCACTCGGCGCTACATTAGGGGCATTAACCTTTCCAGTGACAGGTGAGATAAAATTATACAATACATCATATTTCATCTTCATAGAATTAGTAATATATTGATTCTGATACATTTTAATTTTCCCAATCCCAATTAGTAGTTCTTAATTTAGCTAAGAGCTGATTATATGGATCTACCTGTGGGTATTCTGGATCACTATAAGGAGTAGGAAGCCTAGCATCTTTTATAGGTCTTGGGTCTGCCTTAACAAGAGGTGGTCTATTTTGTTCTTGTGGAACATCTAAATAAGGTTTACCGACCATTAAGCCAGTCCACACAAGGTTATTCCCCCTCCACTCCATCTGTTTTACTAGGTCTTTATGATTAAAATCAAAACCGCTATCATCACAAACCCCTAAAGCGGATGGATCTTTAGGATTGATAACTACATGTTTACCTTTCCAACGATTAATCCAGCTCATAAATAATAACCATTAGCAGAATAATCACCAATAATATTAATAGGTGTATTTTCTGAATCTTCCGTGGTAACAATCTGAAATGACTTCTCATATTCAGCTTTTAAAATTTCCATTACTTGAGGATTATATTTTAAAGCTAATCTCCAACTAAGGCCCCATATTAAACATGGATAAAACCTAGAAGGGACATAAATAGAATTAGTCAGAGCTCCTACGTCCTGAATCATTTTTTTATATGTGTATTGGATGCAATTATATAAGTTACTTGGCACAGGCCAAATACTTAGAACTGGAGAAAGATGTCTATTATAATAAAATATATTAGGACGTCCTTGTAGCATCTTATTTGGTAATGAGTAATAATCATCACGACTTATGTTCGACATTACTACATCAAAAATATTATTATTAAAATAAAGTTCCTGAAGATTTAAATTTGCACCATTTGTTTCTATTATACGATATGTTCTTGCGTTAATAGGAACAGGAATATCAAACCATTTATTTACTCCACCTGCAAAAGATTGTGGTGGTATGCTATATATGATAGTCCAATCAGTATTATTTTGTGAAGTTTCCACATTTAATGAATAAGAGGTCGTTATTTGAGAAGTAATACCGACAAAATTAATTTGCTGAGTTACATTAATTCCATAATCATATGAAATATTTCCATTATTACCTGCATCACAAAATGTAGCAGGATTGCCATCAAAAGCATTCTGAGCAACGCCACTAGACGCCGCTGGAGTTCCATTTAATTGCCGTGTTGAAGTTCTAACATTAGCTTGTATTATATTACTCACCGTATTAGATAATGTATACTCAGCTTGTCCTTGATTTATAGCTAAATAATCTCTTTCTAAAGTCCATAGATTAATGCTTTTAGTCATCCATTCTAATAATAGAAGATTTAAGCTACGGGTAGCTGATTGAAGTTTCTGATATTCAACAAATTCTCCTAAAATACCTATATTTTCAAAGGCTTCTCTAATAATTAACTCAACCTCAATAGATTGAAAATTATACGTATTAGAAGTAGTAGGCATCAGAATTTGTCCTTATTAAAACTATTTATGTCTAAATTTTTTCAGTGTTTCAGCAAAAATAGCCCTTTTCTTTGTTAATGGATTCTTAGAATGCTCAGCTTTTTCTAGTTTTTTCTCTGGTATTTTCTCTCCCTCAGGTACATCTAATGTTTTATGAAGTGCTCCTTTAGTATTAGGATTTATCGCATTCTTAATCCATTTATCTCCACTTTCTATCATTGCGTCCTTTGAAGCTCGACTACGTGCCATATTAAATCCTTAAATTTGTATAAATATTAAAGTCATGCTATTATTACGAGTAGTATTAGTCCCTACAAGATTTATTAATAATGAAGTATATAGAGGTAGATATACTGAATTACCTGCTACTGGTGGTACAGGTAATATATATTGAGTAACTGCATTTATGGTTTTTATTGCTATTAAAGAATAGTTGTTTGTTGTATTATCTATGTAGGTAATACCATTTAAAGCTATATTATCATTAGTGCCCCAAATAGCTGTAGGTATCTGATTAGCGTTATTATTCGAAGTTAAAGTTAAACTATAATTTACATCACCTAAATTTGGGTCGATATTAATTAATGCAAAAAACCCAATTAACCCACTTCCAACACTAACCAAAGCAACTGCTCTATCAACACTAATAGAAGTAATAATATCATAATAATTTAATCCATAGACAGTATTATCATCTGGTCCTGTTATATCTTCAGTAACAAAAACTCCATTCTGAATACCACTAACAGTAAATGTTGCTACTGACAAATCATTTACTGATGTTAAAGAAACCGAGCGACAATACCCATTTGTCATGAAAGACACTTTACTATGAATTGAATCAGCAAGATTACCATTCAAAGTAAGATTACCAGGAGCAGTTAACGTTTGAGTGTATGTTACAGCTTGAGTATCAACACTGGGAAATACATATTTTAAATATCTAGACATATTTTTCCTTCTTATTATTTTTATTCATATTATGCTTGCGTAAATATAAATGTCAAAGTATCAGTTAAAGGAGTAGTAGAGCTATTTATATGTAACAATAAATAGCTAACTATTATAGTAGAATTTCCAATTTGGGATGTAGTCTGATTGGTTAATCCCATACTTGGAAAGAAAATTGTATTTTGGGTTTGTAAAGGAATCCAATTATTGTTTACCTTCTCTAATGTTTGCAATAATGAATAATTAATACCAGAACCAGCTGGTAATAAAACAGAACATGAATAATTAATATAACTACTAGCATTAGAATTGTTTACTTGAACTAATGGTAGATAGCCGACTTTTCCAGTACCTACACTAACCCCTGGTGCAGCTATGGCTGCGTTCGCAATTACAGATGTTATAATATCATAATAATTTAATCCATAGACAGTATTATTATTTGGTCCTGTTATATTTTCAGTAACAAAAGCTCCATTCTGAATACCACTAACAGTAAATGTTGTACTACTAAGATTCTGACCTGAAGTAATAGAAACCGATCTAATAAAATTATTACTAATAAAAGAAATTTGATTTGGAATACTATTATCGACTAAGGTTCCATTTAATAATAAGGAGCCAGTAGATCCTAAACTTTGCAAAGCACATACAGCTGTTAAATCTACTATCTGCCATATTGTTTTTGTATTAGTAGCCATATTAATTTCCTTTAAAATTAACTAACTCATAGTAATTTTAAACTATAAGTTAGTTAGTTTCTTTATTTGTTAAACGCCAGGTGAACCAAATAGAGCGCGTGGATTAGATACACCAAATGAATAACGCTCTGTTGCTTTCGCCATTACATTATCAGTTGCATAATCTACGTATGTATCTGTTTCTACTGGAGTTCTTTGGAAATGTTTTAAACCATCTTCTGCATCAGTGATAATAAACCATGAAGTAGTAGAAGTTAAAAACTGATTTACCTTATATCCATCAGGAATATAGTCATTATGATATAAAGCATTTATATCATTGTTGGCTACATCAACCCTGAATGCACTATTTAGAAGCCTTGAGGCTGCAAATTGTAGCTCACGAGGTATAATGAGCTTTTTAGCCATTGTTTGAGACAAAATCCCGCTTTGCATTGGAAATTTTTGAATCAAAATAATAGCTTGTTCAATACCTGCTTCACTAAAATCTACAGTAGCACCACCAGTACTAAAAGCATTTGAGAATGTTCCCCCGTCAATTGGATGAGCAATAGAACAAACTGACTGACCATCTCCAATCGGATAAGCTGCATTAAATGCATTATTTAACACATTAGAACCAAGAATATTTTTAGTTACTCTTAATGAATTCCTAAGGGAAATTGCTTGTTGAGGAAACTGACTTTGATAAAGATTATCTTCAACAGCTTCTTTAGTAATAGTAAAGCTAAGCCCTACCCTTTTATGAACATAGTTAGTTACAATCCTTTGTCCCATTGAATCAGTAGCAATAGGCTGTCCTTCTGGTTTAATATCAGCAGGACCTAAATACTTCATTTCAACTTCTATTTCTTGGTACTTATCTGATTGATATGTTTTAAATATCTCTGTCCATTGTTCAGGATATGCTGGATATTGCCCAAAAACTGCCTTTAAACCAGGACGAAGTAATTGAGCGATTTGACCGGTATTAATCATATATTATTTCTCCTTTGTTAATTAAGCAGGTGTATTACCGAGTTGACCAACTCTGTACACGTGATTATTTATTGCAACTCTTACATTTAAAAATTGATTTGCACTAGTTCCATCAGCCGCATAAATTACATTATTTGGATTTTGAGTATATCCTAAGGCTTTTAAAGGAAGTGTTGCAACAATTCTATTTGTAGCGGTTGTACCTACCATATTTAAATAATATGCTGATTGACCTGTAAGTGTACTTCCAGCAGTAGGGTTATTCGGAAGTAAGTTACCGCCCCCACCAGCTAAACCAAAACCAAAATTTTGACCAAAATAAGCTAGAGTAGCAGCTGGATTAGTCGTACCACCAAATCTTGCATCATTTGCTACGTTAGTTGCAGTAGATACTTGTATATCCCATACTACATCTGGATCATCGATTACAAATGCTTTGATAGTACTACCACCTCTTACTACGGTTGAAGCGGGCCAATATGGGGATTGTACTAAAGTGCCATTAGGTAATGTATATTCACAACTTACAAAAACTCCCAGTACTGGAGTAATTTCATTAGAAATTGTAGCATTATCAATAGCATATAAACCAATCGTTGGTACGCCGCTAATTGTTGATCCTACAACTGTATTCCAGATTACTGGATCACCTGAATAAATAGATGAAGTATATGAAGCAGAGCCTGCTGTTGGGTTAGCCCAAATAAAATATTGTGTTGTCTTCTCGGTCCAAGCCCCACCTGAAATAGATGAAACTGGTCTTAAACCGAAGGGTGCGTTTACACCGTAAGCCATAAAATCTCCTCTTTAAATTAAAGTTTAAAATTTTGAGAATCTTTTAAGGCTAGATTAACGAACCAAGATACGATTTTAAGTTTCGTAGAAACTTTGAAGTATTTTGAAATCTTTAAGGATAGATTAGTGAACCAATAGACGTTTAATGTCTCGCCTGACAGTATTTTTTCCTTTTAAGGATGAGGAAGAACCAAGGACAACGATTTTAAGTTTCGCAGAAACTCTAAAACGAATAGGTATTAATTATTAATTGTATCAAAATATATTATTTCGTCAAGTTTATTCATAATGACATTATTACGACTGTAATTCCATTAGGTGCTGACCCTACTAATGTACCATCACCCTTTAATACAGAAATAACCACTTGAGTTGTTTGTTTAAGATTCCAAAATGCGAAACAAGGGACTGATCCAAGGTCTAATTGACCAGAATTGTTTCCTAATGAAATGAGCACTCCATAGTTAGTGTTACTCATTGCAGTAGTAAAAGCAATTGTATAACTTCCAGCGCTTCCAGTAATAGAAGCGACATTAGAGGAATTTCCTATAGCAATTACATGACTACTGCCGCTTATAGTATCACTAAATACGCACCAAGCCTTAGGTGTATATGGATTATTAAATAGACCACTTAAAGTTAAATTGCCACTAGGATCAATTTTTATGCCATTAAGATATAAATTTCCAGTTCCTTCGGTATTGATGTTTATATCTTGATTAGTATTTGTATTAGTGATTAAATGACCTGAGATAATTACATTACCTACTTGGATTGAAGTAAGTCCTACTACATCTGTATCTAAATTAAATATAGGATTAGCGGCATTCCCACTATTAATTCCATTGGGGTTAGTAATAGCAATATTTGTCCCAGCAGTAAAAATCACACTTCCCCATGTATTGGGATTAGTCCCAGTAACTACTGGAAATCCTACCGCATTAATACTATTATTAAGATTAGTAAGTGAAGTAGGTAACTGAAAATTAATAGTACCACCAGGAGGAGTAAGACTACCATTCGTTATAGTGATGGTATTATCGCTACTATGAGCTGTTAATGCAGTAATTGCATTAGTGCCACTACCAAATAATGTAACTCGCCATTGCCCAGCTGCGGTTGAACTATCATATAAATAAAAGTAGTATACTTTACCAGATGCGATTAATTGCAAAGTATTACCAGCATTATCTTTGACAGCAAAAGAATAAATAGAAATATTATTAAATAAGATATCTTGCCCTAATGGTAAAGCACCAGCATTAGCAGCTGGCAAAGTAATAGTATAACCATTTGCGTTTGGATTAATATCGTTAATACGACTTACAACAGTTCCTGTGCCAAAAGTAAAAGTCCATTGTAAAGTTATATTTGCAGTTAAATTAATTTCCTGATAATTATTTACAACGTTTGTCATATATTAAAAACTATTTATTGAAGTTAATGGTTTAGAAAAACTACCAATATCATTACTTACACCTCTAAGAGATTTAATCTTTTCAGCATTCATTTTATTAAACCGAGATGTTTCTTGCGTAGAATATACTTCTGGCCTCTCCATAAGAATTACATCTTTATAACAAATGTATTTTTTAGATAAAGGATTGCGATCTAATGGATCTAATGTTAGTCCTGGGGCTCTATCAGCTGGCACTAATGTCCATCCTCTAGAGGCCATTTCTTCTACTCTAAAATCCTCTTGTCCTCGTATATCTTTACGGACATATGCGTATGAATATCCATCTTTTTTTATTCCCGAAGGAATAAATAAAGGGCTAATATAATCATTATCATATGTTTCTCTCATTTCATGGATTCTATTTTCAGTTTCTCTACTACTAATACGCGCCATAATTACCTTCCTTTACTTTTTAAATCTTCTAATTTGTGTCTTAACCAATCTTTTTCGGTAATACCTGCATTAGCGCACATTCTTCTTTCGTCAGCTGATAAGACGATTTGTGTTGGATTTGTACCTGTACCATTATTACCAGCATAAGAATTTCTAACTCCACCTATATGGTTTGCCGCTTCTACATTTTTGGTATTTTTTTGAACTTTCCCATGTAAGTCATTAATATACTTGTCTATTGTTTGAAAATATTGCTCAGAAAAATAAGTATCCATCTGATTATTTTTAGCTAAATTTGTATCTAAGTGATTAATGAATTCAGCTACTTTACTAGCAAATTGTTGCTTGTATTTATCAGAATTTGGTTGCAAATAGGGATGATTTTCTAACCAATCACTAGCTATTTCATGTTCAATTTCACTGTAATAAGATTGTGTAGTGGGTTTACTGAGAGCTTCAGGAGTGGTCTTATTTTTATTTAAGTCATTATTATAAGCCCATTTTTCCAACTCATTTATTGTTTGAATCGCTTTAGTTAAGCTTACATCTGCATCTAATAAAGCATCAATATTACCTTCTTCAATAGCTTTTTTCTTATTTTCTTTAGCTCTTTCTAATTCTGTATAGGCATTTTTGCCATAATGATAAGTGCCAGAATTCAATGATTCATTAAGCATTTGCTTAAGTTTTTCATTCTCTTCTTTAAAACTTTCTTTTTCTGCAATTGCTTGATATTTACGTTTTTGTTCTTTCCATAGTTTCTTTTGTACTTTATCTATTTGTTTTTCTTCATCAATTACACCATCATTTTCTTTTTCATCTTCAGAGTGTTCAGCTTCATCAACTTTTTTCTCTTCCTCTTCTGGAAGTTCCACCTCTTTTAATCTTTCAATTTCATTTAACGCTTTTTGAATTTCTGCAAGACCAGTCTGATCATCAGCTATTTCAAATTCTTGATTGTTAGTTGCTATATTTGTAGCTATATTCATTATTGCTCCTTTA